CAAAAACCCGCGTCATGCCGCCCTCCAGAACTGGTCGCGGCCATAACTGGCAAACAGATCGGGAGGCAAAATGGTCTTTCTGGGCTTCCAGCGGACCGCGCCGTTCACCTCATGCAGCCCGCGCGCCCCAATGTTGCGGTCAAACTCGCTTGCACTATATTCGACATGCCCGAAATCGTGCGCGAACGGCTTCTCGCCAATGAAGGAATAAATCCTGGAAATCTCGCGTTCCGGGTTTTGGCAGAGGTGGTGATACTCGACCAGAAGGAGGCGGTTTGCCTGCTCGCCCGCCAGGGCCTCGCGCATGGCATTGAGGGACCAGCCTACCGGGCCGTCGCCGGACGCCAGACGCCCGCAACGGCTGTAAACTGTTCCCTTGGCGTCGAAGGCGTTGATGCCGCTCAATTCAAAAGGGTTTCTGGCGTGCAGCCGCTCGAAGCTGTCCATGATCCAGCCAACATCGCGGACGCAGCAGATAACCTTAGCTTCTGGGTAAAGCTGGGCAATTGCCGGCATCCTGGCTGCCCACATCCGGTTGGTGTCGAAAATGACCGGTGCGGCTTGGTCCTCGTAATAGCTGGATACCAACCCCCGCAATACCGCCCGGCGCTGGGCATCGGTGAAGAAAACAGCCCCTTCGCTGCCCATCGACATCACCACCTCGGCCGCCTGATAAAGCGACGCCACCGGCGATGTCATACCGGCCAAAAAGCGCGGGTTCTGGCGCAGGATGGCAGCCAGAAGCGTCGAGCCGGACCGCGGCAGGCCAGAGATAAAATGGATGTTCATCCAGCCCCCTTGCGCGAGGCGCGTTAAGCGATTCTTACAAGGGCGTTGGAGGCGTCGTATTGCGGAGAATCTCGCCGATTATGGCGCTGTTCAAGCCGCGTCGCCCAGCGGCAATTTTCTGGGGAATAAGGTCCATCATTATTGATGCGATCAAGTGTTAGGCCTGCCATAGGCTCCCCCATGTCAATCACGAAATTTTCAAAGCTTTCCCACCGATCACAATAAGAAATACCGCGCTCAATGTAGTTCTTTGCATCTTTTCTGTTCCGGTTATTGCAGCGTGATTTCATATTGACCCACGCAACGTATGCCTGCGAGCGTTTCCCACTTGCCTTATGGCCATGAGTTTTAGAACGATCTCTAGTCACTTGCCGCCTTAAGCAGCCACAGGACCTTGTATGACCACGACTGACGTTATCAATAAGCGCCTCGGTTTCGGCACCACAACCACAACGGTACATCGCTCTACGATTTTTGGTTTTGTGTAGCAATGTGAGCATTTTATCGCCTAAGCTATTCTAACTAAAGCATTACTAGAATCGTTAACGGGCATGGTCAATGTCAGCGTGCCGGCCGTGATGGTTTGCGATCCGAAGGTGTGGCTGGAAATACTGTCGTTGCTACGGCTGGTGTCATAGAGCAATACGCAATCGAAGGCCGTAGAGAGCGTGACCGTGGTATAGACGATGCTCGCGCTGGGGGTCCAGATTGCGGTGCTGCTGGACAAGGATGCTGCATTGGCGTGGGTGACAGTGACACCGCCAGCCGAATAGTTCGTCCCCGAAACCTCTCCGGTTGCCGTATATTGGGTCGTGCCAGCGCCCACAGAGGCCGACGCCAGATAAAGCGCCGCCTTGATGGTGCTGGCGTTGGGCACGATGGCGGTCAGCGCATCAAGCTTGCCCTGGTTGTTGAACGCTTGCGAATTGGCCAATTCAGCCCCCTATGGTTGCGGCGATGGTTTGGATCTCCACGCCTTTTTTCAGGCGCACATGCGCCGATCGGTGCACCAGCTCGTCCCCGTCGTAATATTCGACCCAGGTGGTGTGCTCATCGTCATTGTCCACTTCTCCCGTGACCCGGCGCAAGCTGGCCGGGTCCATCAAGCCCTTCGTCGTGGTGATGAGAGCAGAGCAAGGATCAGTTTCCATAGCCACCTCAGGAAACAACAAGGTCGCCAAAGGTGAGGGCAGTGGCCAAAGGGGCGTTCACCGTCACGGTCACGCTCTGGGTGATCGGTCCGGCGCCCACCGCATTGGCGGTAATGGTCGCGGCGCCGCTGCCTTGGGCATCGAAGTTCACACCACCTTCGCCGGCCGCCAGATTGGCCAGGATTTCAGGATGGTCGGTGGTGTAATCCGGGCCGCTGGTCAGCGTACCGTTGGGCGTGACAGGGATAAAACCGTGCTTGCCGGCTTCGATTTCGTAGGTGTCAGGCATGGGGGCATTTCCTTCCGAGATGATGGACTGTCTGGGGTTCACATAACCATAGTTGGTCACCATGGTGTCGATATTCTTGAGGCAGGTATCCAGTTCGGGATAGGCCGCCCGGACATTGGCCAGACCCTTGCGATCCAGCTGGTCTGCCATGACCAGAACCGCGCGGGTCGTCATCAGATACTCATTGCCGGTGATGGCGCGGCCGCCATTGAGCGGGTCCGCCTTCAGCAATTCTACCTGCTCCGGCGTTGGCGCCGGGCTATCAGGGGGTACCATGGTCAGGAAGCTTTCGTACCATGTGCCACTGGCCGGCATGTAATAGGCCCCGCCCCAGCCGGGCGGATACCCGCCCTGCTGCCATGGCGTGTTGTTGGTACGGGCGATGGCATTGCCAAGCGCCCAGACATAGAACGGCGCCCAGTCGCTGTGGCCTGTGAGCACGCCGAAGGCCAAGGCGCTCAGCATGTAATCGACCTGCCAGGGACCAAACGTCTCCCAGGACGAGCCGGGGACCAAGCGGAAGGTCTGATTGGCCGGGTCGTTCATATTGGGCTGGTAATAGGCCAGCTGAATATCCAGCAGGGACTTCCAGTAAGAGGCCGGCAGGCATCCTGCAGGCAACGGACCGCGCGCCTCTGCGTCCTGTGTGGCGATATGGGCCATGAACAGATTGCGGAATGCCCAGGCAATGCCGCGATATTCGCCAACAACTGTTGGCTTTCCGACCGCGCCGCTCTTGGAGGCGTCGCACAGAACCGTGAAATTCGCGCTGTACTGCAGGTCTTCCAGGAAGACAGTGTTGCCCGTGGCCTGGTAGGCCATGTAACTCATTTCGCAGTAATGTGCCTGCTGCGGTGCCCAGCCGCCGCCATAGACGGTATAACCGTCCGCGCCCTGCTTACCCTTGGCCAGCCACGGAGATCCCTGGTATCCCGGCGCGTCATAGGCGTTGGCGCTGGGATATTGCAGCAGGTTGATGGGCCGCCCGGTGTTCTGGTCCCGGTAGTGCATCGGGCATGTATTGCCGCTCATCGCCCATTGCAGCAGACCGTCGGGGCTCTCTCCCAGCATGTAGAAGGCGCTGTTGTCGGTGTTCAAACCGATGTCCGGCCGCTCGCCGGTCGTGGGCATATAGATCGTGATGTTGGATGAGCCCATGTATCCGTAGGGCAGCGTCGCGGGCTGTGCCCCAAAAGGCACGTCGATATCGCCAAAGGCGAACATCCGGTTCGCTGCCACGATTTGCGCCGGGGTGCGCGTGATGGCAACGGTCGTTGGATAATAGGTCCAGCGAGCGTTCCACCAATGGTTGGGGATGGACACCGTTTCCAGGGGAGCCCCATCCAGCACGATATCCACAGTATAGGGACCGAGATTGTACGGCTGCTTTGGGTCTTGATCGTGCGGGAGATTGCCCAAAACCCCCAGATGAAACGTCAGGGCGTCATTCTGGCCTTGGGTCACGAACAATTCAGGCAGCGTCGGGCCATCAGGATAGATGTATTCCGCGCCGTTGATCGTGACAGTTGCCGTCCAGGTCAATTCCTCAGCTCCTTACCGACAGCCTTGGGGTCCTGCTTGATACGAACGCCGGTTGGCTTTCCGGTCTTTGGATCGCGGACAATCTCCTTCTCAGACGTGACGGCTTTGTGAAGCGCGTGGATGCTGGCGGTATGATCGGCATGGGCTTGGGCCAGCCGGTTGATGGCATCCGCCGTGGCGGTGTCCGGCTTGGCCACCGCTGGCGCGGGCGCGACAGGTTCCGGCGCGGGCCGCGATAGATATTCGTTGATCTGGTCCAGCTTGGCGTGCACCGGTCCCAATTGCTCGTCAATCCGTGCCGACACTTCGGCCTCCTCCACCACGCCTGAGGTATCGCCGGCGCCAATGCGCGCGACCGTGATGGCGGTTTTCTGCTGGATAAAGGCCTTTTGCAGTTCCAGATCGGTCTCGGCCGCGATCTTGCGCTGTTCCAACTCGCTTTCCATCGCCATTTTCTCGCGCTGGATTTGCTGCTCGCCGGCCAGTTCGGCCTGGCGGCGCTGGTTCTCCAGAACGTTCAGATGCTGCTGGGTTTCCATCTGGGTCTGCGCCTTGACCTGTTCGGTTTGGGCTTCCATCTGGGCCTTCTGCTGCTCCAACTGCATGTTGGCCTGCAGTTCCATCTGCTGCTGCTGGGCCTCGGCCTGGACCTTGGCCATTTCAGGGTTGGGCTTGGGCTGCGGGTTGGCTGCGGCTTTTTCCTTCTTCTGGATATAGCTGGAAATCTGGCTCTCCAGCTCTTTCCCGGCAGGGAACGCCCTTACCCCGAACTGCAGCATGGCCCCAGCCAGGGGGATGATGTCGGGATCGGCCTCGCCGGCCTTCATGATCTTTTCCAGGAAGCCGCTGGTTGCCGTCAGGAACTCGACCCGATCCTGTTTTTCTTGGGCCTCGTCCGGCTTGATGGTGGAATCTGTCTCAATGTCCACCCGGAAGCAGCGCAGGGCATTGTTCCGCAGCAGCCCGAACACATCCTCCCATGTCGGATTTAGCAGCATGTCCTCCATCTGGTCCGGTGTGACATTGGGCGGCAGAGGCGGCATGGCGACACCGCCCGCGCCCTGCTGCGCCTGCTGCTTGGCCTGCTGGTAGACGGCCTTTTCCTTGCGTGTCAGCAGCCGGACCCCGGAAATCTGCTTAATCGTGTCGTCAGACATGTGGCCGCAGATCACATCCGCCATGATGCGGATGGTCTCTCGGATAAAGCGCTGCACGTCCTTCTGCATGTCGCTGATTCGCTGGCTGGCGAATCCGGCCTTCAGCTTCTGGGCGGTCGCCGTCTCGCTGGCTTCGGTGGCGCCGCGGATAATGTCCGACATGCCAGTGATTTCGTCCAAATCCTGCTTCACTTTGTCGCGGGCGGCATAGGCGTCCAGCAGCGCCTGGGCAATCATGGAGATATCGAACAGCTCCATCGCCCCTTTCATACCCCCCTTCTCACCGGCGAAGATGGACCATTGCTGCACGGGGATAAGCTGGTTTTCCGTGCCCTCATTGAACATACGGTTCAGGGCTTCGGCACTGGCATCCACCACGCCGACCACCTTCAGGCACCTGGTCATCTGGGCGATGCGGTTGGTCAGCTCGTCCAGCTGGGACGCTTGGTCCTGATATTCCTTGTAGAGGGGGACCGGGGTCAGGCTGTCATTGGCCAGATTGGCGAACAGCGGCTTGGGGCACGGGAAAAACCCGTCCAGCCGAAGCGGATCTGGTCGCATGTCCAAGGCATCGGGCATGGACTTGTTGAACCAGATGGCGATGCGCTTGATCTTGTCCCATGCTTCGTAAATGACGGTCTTTTTAATGCCGTTATCAATGACCTGGTTTTGCAGGTCTTTCTGCACATAGTCGGCCGGCATCTGCTGAATCATTTGCTCGGCGGCCGCAGCGCCATAGCGCGCCGTCATGCTGTCCAGGAACCGTTCCTTGATCTCCCGCTTGGTGAGATAGACCTTGCGCCAGACCAGCCAAACTTCATCCCAAGTGCGGCAGACGTTATGCCCGAAGTCCTCGCGGTGGACGTAATCCGCGATCACATCTTCGTAGTCCAGCACCTCGGGCGCCAGAGCCTGGTCCTTGTTTTGATCTCCCGGGCCAACGTCGTCTGTCAGCTCCTCAGCAGGCTTAAAATGCGGGTCATAACGAACCCATAAAGTGCCGCGCCCTGGCAGCAGATAATCCAACACGGAGCCGCGAGAAGTAGCGGCAAACTGATCAGTGTCGCAAAAATAACTAAGGCACCGCTCAAGAACATCAGAGGACACGCGGCCAATGGGATCAGAATCCTTGAAACGGCGCTGCACATCCGGTTTGGGATTGCGCGCGTAGAGTGCCGGCAGGAGGTTCTGGGTGTTGGACCACAGGACATTGAACCGTCTCTCCTGGCTCTCGATCGTGCCATCCCCACCCCGGTCGTCCTTGTAGCGCAACAGGATGGTTTTGGACTGGCGGTCCCACTTCTGGGTTTCGCGGCCGTAAAGCTCTATTTCCTCCACATAGCGGCCGACCTTCCAGAGTTGGTCTGCGTCGCTGGCCTGGGCTGGTGCCACATTGGTCAGGGCATCGTCAGCCATCAGATGCGCCTCATGCGGGCTGGCTTTGCCTTGAACAAATCGTCCGCGATCATGCCGTCGCCCATAAAGCGGGGTTTCTTGGCTTCCTCGGGTTTTGGCCGCACATAGGGGCGCGACATGCAGGCATAGCGCGCGTCGTCGGCGGCATGGTCCTCCATGTCCGTGTTTACGTCCTCGATGCGGTTTTCGTCGTGCTGCAGCATGGGAATGGTGCGAATGCTGTCGCGGCAATTATCGAAGAAATAGATCATTGGCCGCCCATCTTCGCCCAACATACGGGCACGCATCTGGTCCCAGCCGCCCATGGCGCCGCGGGTTGACACTCGGGCATTGTCGGCGCGTCGGAACATGACGCCCTGGGTATACATGCGCTCGGCAATAGATGGCCCCCCGTCGCTTGCGAATGCAGCCGGATCGAGCACACGATAGCTTAAGGTTTCTCCCTTTTCCAGATGTACAATCTGTTTGGCGACATCCTCGGCCGGCAGTTTCATGCCGGTGTTGGGATGCTTGAGCGGGTCGCCACAGCCATAATACTCGCGGTATCGGATCAGCGCGCCTTTCGGCACGATCTGCCCGTCCGGCGTTTCAAAGTCCTCGCCGGCTATCACCCACCAGCCAAAGCTGAAAGGCCTGGCGGAGCCCCAATCCCCGGACATGAACTTGGTCCACCATGCCGGGAAGGCAAACGGCCGCAGCACCATCGCCTGCGACCAGCAATTGAAAAACGCGCCAGCAACGATGTCCCAGTCGCCTTCCAGCCACGCTTTGCGCAGCGCTTCGTTGCCGAAGGTGGCTGCCAGCAGCCGTGATTTATAGCCAGGGTCGTTCTGCAGCAGGATGGCGTTATCCCGCAGCCGAGACGGGATATACATGCGCGTGAATCCTGTCTCCGGGTCTTCGTAAGGCGTCCGCGCCGGCGCCACGTCGATATAGCGAGACTTGACCCAGCCGTGCCCGACACCGCCCGGATTGCCAGTCAACCGCACCGTGCATGGCACGCCTTGGGCGGAACGAAGCGTGGACAGCATCTTCAGGAGGCCGGTCGGTGTCTCGTATTCGGTCACTTCATCAAAGCTTATCCCCGTGTATTGGTGCCCGTGGTAGCGCCCATAGTCCTTTTCATTCTCGATATAGCGCATTTTGACCGACGCGCCCGATGGCCAATACCAACAATTCGAGAAGGGATATGTCGCACTGGGCTGAGATTTGAACACCGCCCCGGTGTTGGGGAAAACCTCCATCGCCCGCGATTGCAATTCCTCGAGCTCGGGATAGGTCTTGCGGAACATGATGCCGCGCCAGCCGTCGCGGTAGCGTAGCGCCCCGTCCTCCTGATAGCCAAGTTGGGCATCCGACTTGCCGCCGCCTCGCTCGCCGCCAAAAAACACTTCGGCGCACCAATCAGCCTCCAGAAAGGCCAGCTGCGGCCCCATCTGGGGAAACCAGGGCTTTAGCCTTTGTGCTGCTTCAGCCATTCATCGCGGCTTATTGAGGGACGCAGGCCGACTTCCAACCCAATAGGCTCAAGGTCAGGGTCTTGGCCAAGCGCTACGGATTGAGAAGGCTTGCCATATCCGCGATCGAGGATTTCCTTGCAGGCTGCCACTCTGGCCTGTTCGCTCTCAGCGCCCTTAGCGAGCGCGTACAGCCGTTCCAGAACTTCGGGTCCATAGGCCCGTGCTAGGTCCTTGATCTCGGCTGTAGCCTTGTTGGGAACGCCCTTGGGGCGGCCTTGTCCCGATGTAGATGATCTTGGCATGCAGACCGCAAATTAGCGCAAATTGCCGTTAATTCAATCCACACCATGCGCTGCGTGGAATGCTAGTGGACTTGCCCCGGCAGAATGAGCCCCGGAACCTTGATAATGGGAGATGCGCCTACCTTGCGCTTGTGGGTGGCGTTAATCTCCTCCCAATAGGCGTTCCACATGGCAAGGAAGGTGCCGATTAGCATGGCGTCATCGGTGACATTCTCCTCCTCGGCATTAACGCATTTGTGCATGACCTCGAGGCCCGCAGCCAACATTGATGGTGTGACCATGACCTTGGGAGCGCGGAATTTCTTGTTATCGTTTGCCATTATTTTCCCTTGAGCATCTTGCCCAGCTTTTTGGCGTCGGACGCTATGCCCTCGGATGCCATCTGTGCGGCCTTGGCTTGCGGGATGCCTTTTGCCTTGGCGATGGCCGGGTCGTGGGCTGCGGCTTCGAACAGGCGGTGTTGGGCTGGGGACCAAGGCATCAGTTCACCCTGCGAATTGTCGGGACCGTGATCGTGAAATCGAAGCCTTCGCCTTCGTCCCCGTCATAGTCCCCAATGTCCAGGAACCGATAGGTAGCGTCATAGCTGGGACGGCTCACACGCAGGCTGACCGAGGCCGGTGCGGAATATAGCTTTTGGTTGGCCTCGTCATCGCACCAATCGACCTCAAGCGTATCGCCTATGAGGCTCAGGAAATTGAAGTCTATACAATATGTTGCGCCGCCTACCAGTTCTGTCAGCTTGAAGTTTATGCGCAGGCCGGTGTCGCCATAGCCATAGCAGCGGATCTGGTTTCCGGTCTGAACCACTGTTGCCCCCATGCCAATCGGAATCACGCTCTGGATGGGCGGGCACGGGTAGGCCAGGCATTTGACGCCCCACTTCGTCAGCATGTCAGGTGTTCCAGAAAACTGTGCAATCCACGGTGCCCCCGATCGTGATAATCAGACTGGTGTTGAACCTGGCAGGCATGGCGTAGAAGGTCGCGCCAGTCGGGGTGAAGGTATTAACCAGTGTGGCAGCTCCGTCTGAGACCTTGATGGTCGGAGTGCTCGATGCCGAGGCCACGAAGATTCCGGTCATGCCGGCCTGCCCCGTAAATACGGTCGTTGTGGCGGTCATGTTCTTGTAGTTCTGGGCTTCGGTAACAGGCAGCGACATCAGGCCTCCACGGGATCAGGTTTCAGGGGCAATATACGCCAAAGGCTGAGAAAGTCCCATCCATTGCTGGAGGCCGGCCGCCATAACTATGGGCCTGCAATCCTGGGTAATTACCCCAATCGCCAGACCTTGCGCTCGCGCCTTTTCGGCAGGAGTTTTAGCGGCAGCCTGCATCTCCGCGATAAGCGCTAGAACTTTCCTGCGATCCGCATCCCGCATGGGTTAATTATGCTGGAATATTTCTGAAAGGTAAACGCTCCGTTCTAAGGACAAAAATTGGGGCAACCCGGCATATGCACGATCCGGCATTTGCAAGGCGGGACGGGGCGGCCAGGTTCACCAAACCAGTTTCGCCATGTCTGGTCGATCATGGCTTGGAATTGGCGCGAGGCCTCGACCTCGATCCGCCGCACTTCCTCGGCTGACAGCACAATCATCTTGCCGTCAGGTACCGCCGCGTTCGCCACAAACTTGATACCCGCAAATTCCATTTCGGAACGCTCCTTCAAAATCTGCTGTTCCAATGAAGACTGTCGGGGTTTGGCGCTTGGTGCTGGGCACCGCAGCGAAGACAAACCACCTTGTGCCGGGCAATGCTGCCACCAGATGACCCTAGGCCACCGTGGCGCGCATCGGCGTCGCTGATATGGTCGAACTCTGTCTTTCGCGCCGGTTCCAGGTTGCCACAGAACGGACACGGTAAAAGCGGCTCAGTGCTCATGCGCTCCCGAGCGGCGGCGAGGTCGAGATAATGCTGCGCCCGTTCCGCTTCGGTGAGTTCATTCCAGGGTTTCGACATGGCGCTCCCCTGGATCACTGCTTCGCGGTTGAGACTGAGGCTTGACCGTCCCAGCGGGCGACAACCTCTTTCATCGCGGCGCGCACGTCCTTGCGCTCGCCGTTGCCGACATAGTTCACGTTGTTCTGGTTGGGGCCGGTGTCGAAATCGTACAGCAGCAGGGCAAAGCCGATCTTGCGGCGCGGTCCCTTCAAGCCGGGGTTCAGGATTTCGTCCAGCGCCGCCGCCAAACCGTTCATGTATTCGGCTGTTCTCTGTGTCATGCAGCGGCTCGTCCTCTATAATTCACGGACGGCAACGCCTGCCGCCTTGGCTTGCTTGATCATGTTTGCTGTGCCTCGGCCGCCCGCAAATGCCATCACAAAATCTGGCTTGCCCTCTGTCAGCATCAGGCGGTTGCGTATCGGGCCAGCGGCTTTCCCGTCCCGGTCCCATTTCGCAGGAAACTGAACGCTCTCGACGCCGCGCTTGTCGGCCCACGACTGCGCCAGCATGTCAGCGCCCATTGCTGCACCGTGAATGACAACGGAAATGGGTTTGACAGCGTGGTAAGCGTCCAGTGTGGCAAACACCGTCGCCTCGTCGTCAAAGTCCCTACCGCCGCACACCAGCATTCTCATTTCCAAACGCTCCCTTGGCCTAAGCCGCCAACGCTGGCGGAAAGTGTTTGTGTTCGGCGCCGTCCACCAGGCAGCCGGCATCCTTGCCGCGTACCCCGCCGTTCTGTTTGTGATGGAAGGTGATGCCCAGCTCGCGGCATTGGTCCCGGAGGTAGCGCACGGCATCCATGTCTAGTGGCCGGAAGCCGGGGCCGCTTTCGCCCCCGGTGATGATCCAGTCCAGGTTTGCCTTGGCGTCCTTGTGGTCGAGGATGATCCGGCCAAGCAGCGGCTCGGCACTGATCCCCCGCCAGGGCGCCGGCACGGCGGACAGCTTGAGCCGGTCCCGGTCATACTCGGCCTGGTTGACCATTGTCGCCATGATCCCGACATGGGCGAACGGCCAGTCAGCCGGGACCATCTTCAAGACATTCCCGATCCGCTTGGTCAGCAGAATCCAGCGCAGGTTCGGTGTCTCCCGGAGGAGCTGCCAAAGGTCCGCGCGCCATTCGTCCGGCACTTCATTGTCGAACACGTCGGCCAGGGAGGCGCAGAACACGCGAGGGCGGTATCCCGTCTCAGCTGCCTTGCGGTTCCACTTCACCGGATCGCCCCAGGTCTTTGTCCGCTTCCGTTCGGCGCCCCAAGCGGACACCCACTTGCGCCGCTCGTTGTCGCGGGCCGCATAG